CATAAGTACGATGATAAACCAGAGGATGAAGATGGATATCAAGAAATTCAAGTCGGTGGCAGTGGCAATTGACACCTACATATTATTAAAGAAACTTGCTGCATTGGATGATAGATCAGCGGGTATGCAGATAACACATTTAGTAAAACAAGAAGCAAAGAAACGAAAAATAGATGAAAAGTGATTGTAGAAAAAAGTTAGTTGATGCGTATCTTAAAGTGTCAAAGTATGCTAAACGTGACCCACGGAGCACACAAGAGGTTGCACATCGCATGAGGTGGGAGCGACTTCGTAAGATACTATGGGGGCGCTATGGTTACTTGCCATAATTGTAAAGGAAACGGATATGTTAAGCTCAGATTTGAATGCGAGACAGTTATTGAACAATGTAAAGTATGTAACTCGTCGGGCGAAACAAAGGATGAAGAATATTACCACCAGTATTGGAACGACGGCGGAGGTAACATTAATTTCTACTACGGTCCGCCACTTGACGTACAAGGAGATGAAGGCTTTAAAAACTACAAAATTTATAGAAAGTAAACCTATCTACAATGTAAAAAAAGGTAACATGCCACCTTTTTAGTTGCGTAACCCACTTTCTTTCTCTATTTTGGAGCTAATATGATTTTTTCATATTTCCTTCCAAGAGCGCCCCTGCACCGCAACTACGGCGGGTGGGGGCAAAACTAGGAGAGAGGAGTAGCATGGATCATCAAGAGATCTTAAAACAACGAGACTTACTGGACGCGATGCTTGCATCACGGACCAACCAGTATGAGAAAATTGAATGTATGAAAGTCATGGATTCAATATATTTTAAGAAGCAATTACCCGAGAATGTGGTGCTTTTTCCATTACAAAGGATAAAACGCTATGTACATAACCCTTCCAAAAAGCCCGATAAGAAAAATATTTAAGTGTAATAATTGCGAAAATTATCACATTAAATTTTACGATCCCAAGTTGTCAAAAACATATACACCTACAGAATGGGAACAAATTATGACAGAAGGCAGAGAAGCATTAGACAAGGCATTGAAATTAATTAGAGAAGATCCAAAGTTTTTTGGTTAATAGGTCATCTCTATAGATGTTTTTAGCTTAATAAATTAAAATTATTTTTTGTTCAGAATACAGGTAACCTAGGTAACCAAGTAACTTACAGCAGAATACTTACCTTTTTAGGTTACTTTTACATTTTTATAGAAGTAACCAAAAGTAACCTTTATTATACTTTTTACTAGAAAAACGCGCTTTTTTCAGCATAATGACTAAATTATAAATAATATGCAAGAAACATCTATAGCAGTGATTGAACCAGATAAGATGCCATTAGCATCTTCTGATTTTGTTTATAGCAAAGGCATTACTCCATTGCAGAGAAGATTTGTGATTCTGTATGTTCATGGTGAAGGCACTAAGACTGGACGGCAGTGCGCGATAGAAGCTGGGTATGCACCTGGTTCTGCAAAAGTCAGAGCTGCTGAAATGCTTGGTGGCAGATATCCTCTTGTATCTGAAGCTTTGCAAAAAGAGAGAGATGCCATGGATGAGGCAAACAAATGTAATGAACAAAGATCTTTAGCTGCATTACGAAGAATAAGAGATATGGCTGCAGCAGATAAATCTTATGCAGCAAGCGTTGCTGCTGAGTACCGTCGTGGTTCTATAGTTGGTTTGTATGTTGAAAGAAAAGAGATAAGAACTGGTACTATTGATTCTATGGAAAGAGAAGAAGTAGAAAAAGCAATACAAAAGTTGAAGGA